AACAAGGCGTAATTAGCCTAGTAGTAGAGTTACCCCGGCGCACAGCCCTTGCGCCGGGGCTAACATAAAGAGAGGATAGAGATGCCAGCCACATACGTCACCGAAGCCGAGCTACGCTCCGCGCTTGGGATTCAATCTCTATACACCTCAGCAGTTGTAGAAGAAGTCTGCCAAGCGGCAGAAAATATTGTTAAGGGCAAGTTGTGGTTTAACACCCAGTCCGTCTATGCCATTGAGGCAACAGGAACGACAGGACGCATTTACATTTATGAGAATGCCGACCAATTTGTAGTCGGTGACACTATTAACGTTGAAAACGTGCGTCAGCATTTTAACGGCTCAAGCGTCATCACAAAGAAAAATGGCGGATGGCTTGAGTTTGTAGACAATCAAATCACAACATTGGAATATCACACAATCGCACCGTGGGGTCGCGTTTACGGCACTCAATCTATTGATTACGCAACCCTTCCTGAAGTCAATCAAGCAACACTCATGATTGCTGTGGACATTTGGCAGGCTCGCCAAGCCTCTAACGCTGGCGGCATTTCACCAGACTTTCAACCTTCACCATATCGCATGGGTAATACCCTTATGGCACGTGTCAGAGGTTTACTTGCGGATCACTTAGCCCCGGGCGGTCAAGTAGGATAATGTCAGCAATCTCTACCCTACGTGGAACAATCGCGACTGCGCTAACTGATAATGCGGTGTGGCAGGTGTTTTCCTTCCCACCTGCCACTCCCCTAGCCAATAGCATTGTCGTACAGCCCGGTGATCCTTATATTGAACCGTCTAACGACCACTACAAGACAGTCAAGCCAAAAGCCAATTTCAAGCTTATTGTGCTTGCACCTATGTTTGACAATCAAGGCAACCTCATCAATATCGAAGATTATTATTTAGCGATAGTGAATAAGCTTGAAGCGTCATCTATTGCGTATACAATAGGCACATTTAGTGCACCAGCAGTCTTAACCGGTGTAGCAGGCGATCTGCTATCCGGGGAAGTAAGTATCAGCGTTCTCTCAGATTGGAGCTAAACATGGCTGATGTAGAAAAAGAGCGTGAGGCTTTCCTAGCTAAAATCGGTCAGGTAAAGCCCACAGAACCAAAACCAACCGCTAAGAAAGATGAGGAATAAGCCACATGGCAATTTTCTTGAATAACAAGGTCGGCCTAAAGATTGCAACCATCGATCTTAGCGACCACGTAACAAGCGTTACCCTGAATCAAGCTTTTGATGAGCTTGAAGTTACCGCTATGGGTGACACCGCACACAAGTTTGTCAAGGGTCTTGAGTCAGCGACTCTCACCGTTTCATTCTTGAACGACACAGCATCAGCAAACGTCCTAGCAACCCTTCAGACCGCATACGGCACAACCGTAGCTGTTAAGATGCTTCAGGATAAGGTTGCATCTGTATCTGCTACCAACCAGCTTTACACATTCGACATTCTTGTAAACAACCTTACACCAATCAACGGTGCAACAGGTGACATGGCTACTATGGACATCACGTTCACAGTAAACTCAGCAGTAACCGTAGCCTCATCAGGCTCGTTCTAATTAAATAAAGGGGCAACAATGGCAAAGTTAATAGTCACAAGGGCTGACGGCACAAAGAGTAACCACTCGATTACGCCGGCTGTGGAATATGCTTTTGAGCAGCAGTTTCGTAAAGGTTTTCATAAAGCCTTCCGCGAGGATGAAAAGCAAGAGCATATCTATTGGCTAGCTTGGGAATGTCTACGCCGCGCAGATGCACCTGACGTTAAACCGTTTGGGCCAGCATTTTTAGATACGCTTGCTGCCGTAGATGTGGTGGCAGACGATTCCCCAAATGGCTAACGCGCGATTCTTTTACGTATCGGATAGCCCAACTATCTATACATACAGGGATCGCGCCTAGCGAGTTTATTAACATGGATAAAGATTTGCTTAAGGCGTTTTATGAAGTCTTGAAGCAACAAGCGAAAGAGCGTGATAATGCCAGTCGTAGTCGAAGGCGTACCTGAGCTAAAGAAAGCTCTAAAAAAGTTTGCGCCTGATTTGCTTAAGCAAATGAACGATGAGATTCGTGTGGCATTGAAAGAAGTTACGGCAGACGCTAAAGCAAAAGTTCCCGGTACAGTCCCCGGCAATATGTATAATTTCCAAGATAAAGGCGTTGAGCCAAAGTCTAGAACATCACGTTATCGAGGTTTTCCAAAATACAACAGTAATGTGATCAAACGCGGTTTGACCTATTCCATAGCTCGTAGTAAGCCAAATAGTGCTGGCTTTTCTAGCCTATATTCGCTATTAAATAAATCAGCCGTAGGAGCCATTGTAGAAACCTCTGGCAGCCAAAATCCACGTGGTCGTATGCAAAAGGCTAGTCGCGGGTATGGACAAAGTTCAAAAGAAATCGGTCAATCAAATAATCCTCATGCCGGTGCATTTTTTGTTGGTCGCATGAATGCTGTTGGGCCGTTGAAAAAGTACGATAACAAGAGCAGGTTGAAGGGTCGCTTGCTTTATGCCGCATACGCAGAAAATAACGGTAAGGCTTTAGATGCTACCTTTAAAGCCATTGACAAAGCATCAAGATTATTTAAGCAACGCGCTACCGTTAGAAAGGCTGCCTAATGTCTAACATTCGCATTGATATTGCGTCCGAGTTCAAAGACAAAGGTTTCAAGAAAGCCGAAACTGCAACACAGAAACTTAATAGAAACTTTGCTAATCTTGCCAAAACGTTTGTGGCGGTTTTCTCAGTTCGACAAATTGTTCAGTTTGGTAAATCTTCGGTCAAGGCTTTCTCTGATGCACAAAGAGAAGCGCAACTATTATCCACTCAGTTAGAAAGCGTCAATCTAGGATTTGCTTCACCTTATCTCAATCAGTTCATTGATAAATTAGCTTTAGCTACTGGCAAAACCGGTGGAGAATTAACCAACGCTTTTATTGCTCTATCTCAAGCCACAGGCGATGCGACAACCGCACAAAAGATTCTTACAACCGCTTTAGACGTAAGTTTAGGTACTGGCAAGGATTTACAAACAGTTTCGGTTGCGTTACAAAGAGCCTACAAAGGCGAAACAACCGCATTGGCTAGATTGCGCATTGGGTACACAACGGCTGAATTGAAAGGCCGTAGTTTTGAGGACGTACTCTTAGATTTGCAAAATCGTTTTGAGGGTGCGGCTGCTGCTGCTACTGATACTTTCGCAGGCAAGATGGCCCGATTGACCGAAGCCGTAGATCAAGCCAAAGAAGCATTTGGTAAGGGATTGGTTCAAGGATTACAAGATTCTCAAGTTGAAGTAGAAGAATTACAAAAAGACATTATTACACTAGGTAGCGTTATGGGTAAGACCGCTGCCGCTTCTATCTCTTTTGCAGATAAAGTAATTGAACAATTAGGTCGAATTAGTAAGAGTGATGCGGCTAATGCCGTTTTATCTTTATTTGAAAAGTTTACTAATTATGTCGTAGGGCCTATCATTTTTGGTCAAGTTGGTACAAGCTTTTCCGCGGGGAATGCTGCTCGAATGGGTTCTGCCGCTCGAATTGCTGAAAAAAATGCCGCTGCACAATTACGCGCTCAAAATGCATTAACCAGAGCCGAAAAACGAGCTGCTACTGAACGGCTTGCTAATGAGAAGAAAGTTACGGCTGAAAAGAAAAAACAAAACACCGAGTCTAAGATTATTGATGAAATCAACAAGCGTTTTGAGTTAGATCGTATCCAAATTCAAGCTGCTCTCGGTGGTCAAATCAATGAGGTAGAAAAACTAAGACTAGAGCTTATGCAGGCGATTCTTGATGAAGATGTCAAGCGAGCAATTATTTTAGAAGGTCAGTTGATTAAGGCTGAAGCTGCTGCTGCTGAATTGGCATTGTTACTTGACAGCCTAGATGAAATGGTTGGAGATCCTTTTGCCGATTGGCCCGGAACGATTACACGTATTCAGGAACTACTAAAGCAATTAAAAATCAAAATTCCTATTGAAACGTTGTTTGCCGAAAAAGGTTTAAGACTGGATCAAGAGAAAATGACAGTCACTAAACTAGAACGTATGGATGTAGACGCCAATGTAGTCAATGTTTTTGGTTTTGATTCAGGAAAGAAAAAAGAAGATTTTGATGAGGATAAATTTACACCTGGAACATTAGCTCATGCTCAAGCTGTCGGTTTGAGGGCAGACGCAGCAGCCGCTAACGCTGAAGCATTGTTAGCCGAATCTGACGCATTATTGGCTCTGTTACAATCTGAAATGGCATTAAAAGAAGCTGAAGATGCTATGAACGCATCTATACTACAAGGCCTATTCGCTAAATTAGGTCTTGATGCCGAAGGTAATCCAATAGGCTCGACTACTGTTAATGTTGTGGTTGAGGGTACGGTAATAGCAGAAGGAGATTTAGCTGAGGTCATTACCGACCAATTATATGAATACCAAAAGGCAGGTAAGGGATTACTGTTTAATTCGGTGGCTATCTAATGCCAGCTCCTACGCTGCGTGTGTTTGTAGACTTCGATAGCGATACCGCATTCGAAACCGACCCGCTCATTCTGGGTTCGGCTACTGAAGGCATTTTAGGCACTAACCGTTTAGGTTCAGGCACACTACCTGTAGAGATTACAGACTTGGTTACGCGCGTGGCTATTCGTCGAGGTCGTAACCGCATTACTTCTAAGTTTGAGTTCGGTAGCGCAGACGTTATCCTATACGACCAAAATGGCGATTGGAACCCCACTAACCCGGCAGGAGCGTATTACCCTAATCTGGTACCTCTGAGGCAGATTATTATTTATGCTACGTATCTAGGCATCGACTATTATTTATTCTCGGGTTATATCACAACTTATGACACAGGTTTTAGACAGGGCAACGAGGATCTAAGTACCGTAACCCTCAAGTGCGTAGACGCATTTAAGCTTCTTGCAGGTTCCGCCATTAGCACGGTGTCAGGTGCTCCAGCAGGTCAGCTTTCAGGTGCTCGCGTCAATGCCCTTCTAGACGCCGTAGAATGGCCTGTAAGCCTTCGAAACATAGACACTGGTCAAAGTACCTTACAAGCCGACCCCGGCACGTCTAGGAACGTTCTAGAGGCATTACAGACGGTGGAAAATAGCGAGTTTGGCGGCATTTTTGTAGACGGTGAGTCCAATGTCAATTTTGTTGATAGAGATTCTTTGATTACTAGACCAGCTACTTCTATCTATACCTTTAGCGATACTGGCACGGATATTTCATACACCAACGCAGTCGTAGCATTTGACGATACAAACCTCATAAATGACGTCACAGTTACTCGCGCAGGTGGTACAGCACAAAATGTATTTGACCAGCCGTCCATAGATAAATACTTCCTGCACTCTGGCATTCGTGACGGCATCCTAGTCCAAACAGACGCAGAAGCTCTTAATCAAGCTCGAGGTATTTTGGCTACACGCAAGGATCCAGAGGTTCGAATAGACAGTATCCAGCTCAACCTTTACGACGATACTAACCCTAACAAGCCTTTAGCTGGCGTAGACATTGACCTACTTGACGGCATCACGGTTACTAAGACTATGCCGGGTTCCACAAGCGTGACGCAGCCTAGCCTAGTGAACGCCATTCACCACGACATTACTAAATCCAGTTGGAACACGACTTTATTCACCTCTGAGCCTTTATTAGCTGGCTTCGTGTTAAATAGCACGGTTAGCGGTATACTAGGCGAGGACGTCTTAAGCTACTAAGGAGCAATCAATGGCAGGTGCAGGATATAGGCTGTTTAACACGGGTGACGTGCTTACGGCAGCCCAAGTAAACACATATCTACAAGAGCAAGCGGTTATGCGATTTGCTAATTCTACCGCTCGAACGACGGCACTTAGCGGCGTGTTATCTGAGGGAATGGTCAGTTACCTCGATGACACGAATAGCATTGAAGTTTACAATGGTAGCGCATGGGTGGCAGTCGGTGGATCTTCTCCATTAACGACTAAAGGTGATTTATACACCTATTCAACCACTAATGCGCGTTTAGCCGTTGGTACAAATGGTCAAGTTCTCACAGCAGATTCGACAACTGCAACCGGTTTGAAATGGGACGCTGCACCGGCAGCTTCCGGCCCTGCTTTCCGCGCTACTAAATCTGGCAATACCGGCATCACTAACGGAACTTGGACGAAAGTAACTTTTGACACAGAAACATTTGACACCGACAACTGTTTTGCCTCAAGCACATTCACTCCAACAAAAGCTGGTTATTATCAAGTAAATGGTCTTTTGGATAGCATTTCAACAAATTTAAGTTCTGGACGTTATCTAAGATTATACAAAAATGGATCTAATTATTCTTGGTTAAGTCTTTTGAATGGATCAACGAATTCTTCTGATACCCAATGGAACAGCGGCGGATCCGACATAATTTATTTGGATGGCTCAACTGATTACATTGAACTCTATGCCTTCATCAATAGCGCGACAGCAACAATCGGTTCAAATTCCACATTTTCGGCAATTTGGTTAAGGGGATAACAATGACTCTATATGACAAAATTATTGAAGCGTATCCTGAGTTGGCTGACTCGAAAGAAATCGGTTTGGGTTCAATTATCTTGAGGAACGATGAAGATGGTAAAGGCGATTACGTTGAATCATGGACATATTCAAAGCCAATCCCTGAAGGTTTGAAACTCGGAAAATAATGCCGAAGCTTTGTAAAGCTGGGCAACAGCTTCGAGAACAAATTGACGATGCGTTCCCCGATAGAGATCGAACTAGTGATGGTTGGATCGGTGATTCAAAGCATGCGGCGCGTAAGTCCGATCACAATCCTACTGATCACGGCATTGTACGTGCCCTCGACATTGACGCTGACCTTAGATCCCACAAATCCGAAGCGTTCGATCTTGCTGATCAGCTTCGACTACTTGCCAGATCTGATAAGCGAATTAGCTATATTATCTTTGCAGGCAAAATCGCATCCTACCGACGCAATTACAAGTGGCGAAAATACACAGGAATAAACCCACACAAGACACACATGCACGTAAGTTTTACTGCTAAGGGCGATCATGATGGCAGTATGTTCAGAATCCCCTTATTGACAGGAGAGCCCATAAATGGAGCAACTAAAGGCCGTAAGCGCAAGCTGGGCAAGATCATTCCTAGCAGCAGGAATAGCGACATACCTAGCCGTGGGCTGGGATGCACCTGCAATTGTAAATGCAGCTCTGGTGGCAAGCCTTCCGGTAATACTCAGATGGCTTAACCCTAACGACACAGCTTTTGGGCGGCGATGAATCCAACAGAATGGGCTGCATTTGTTCTGGCGTGTCTTAGCATAGCTGGCCTACTTATCGGTGGATTGCGGTACATTATCCGTCATGAAGTACCAGCGATGCTACAAGCCTCTGACATTGTTGCACGTATTGACAAACTTGAGTCGATGGTATTGGAGCTGCTAACTAATGAGCGCAAGAAAACTATCAAAAAGAGAACTCGATAGTAAACGCCGCGCCAAAGCGGCTAGTGCTAAACGAGATAAGCGTGAACCTCTCACACCGCTAGACGTGTGGGCTATTGAGGTGCATGAGGCTTACCTTGCGCTAAAGCGTCAAGGGTTCAATCATGAAGATGCTATGGATTACGTAACAAGTACCTTCCATAGACCTGCCATGCCTGATTGGAGCCCGGTCAATCCCGACCACGCTTATGAGGATGAGGAAGAAGAAGATTAAGCGAATCGTTGTAATCAGCGACCTTCAAGTACCCTTTCATGACAAACGAGCCGTCCGAAATATCTCAGCCTTCATCCGCAAATACAAGCCTGATGACGTTCTATGCGTGGGCGATGAACTCGACTTCCAAACAATTAGCCGCTGGTCATCCGGTAGAGATGAGTGGTCTGGAACCATTGGTCGAGATCGTGACACGGCTCAAACCGTTTTATACGAATTGGGCGTTACACATATCGTCCGATCCAACCACACCGACAGACTCTACAACTCCCTAAGCAAGCGGCTACCCGGCCTCATTGGGCTACCCGAATTACAATATGAAAACTTTATGGGCTTCGATGCTTTAGGTATTAAGTTTCACCGCAAGCCCTACCAATTCCATGACAACTGGGTTATGGTGCATGGTGATGAGCAAGCCACTAAGCCACATGGGGGTTTAACAGCCCTAGAAGCCGCTAAGAGGCATGGTAAGAACGTGGTGTGTGGTCACACCCATAGGCAAGGGTTATCGTCCTTTACAACGGCTTCTGGAGGCGTTTTAACGGGTACTCTGACAGGCTTTGAGGTTGGTCATTTAATGGACGTAAGCCAAGCCTATTACACACGTGGCACAATGAATTGGCAGGCAGGCTTCGGCATCATTTACGTAGACCGCAAACGCGTGTCACCTGTAGCTATACCGATTGAACGCGATGGCTCCTTCATTGTCGAGGGCAAGCGTTTCGGCTAGGCCGTTATCAAACCGTTATACAACACGCCGGGGAATCAATCCCGGCTATTTGTGTTTTGCCCTACCTTTGGCTTAACGAAAGGGGCGATATGAAACACAACCTAACGCCTGATCAGATAGTTTACGTGTGTTTTGGGCTGCTAATTGTCAGCTCATTAGTTTACGTACAGATTCAAAACCTCAAGCAAAAATACTATAAGAAGGGCTACGCACATGGATGGAATAGGGCAAAAGGATTATTCAGCCAAAGGAATACTCGATGAGGCTAAAGACATACTTGATGAGCGAGGACTTGACTACGGACACCCGGCGGTCAATATCAAGCGAATCGCTGAGTTATGGTCTAGCTATTTCGGCAGGGAAATTGACCCGCTGGACGTGTGTATCTGCATGGCATTGGTCAAGATCTCGCGAATCGTGGAAACTCCAAAAAGGGATAGTTTTGTGGATCTCGTCTCCTATGCTGCGCTTGCCGGGGAAATGGCAATCGGAACGGACTGGGCTGATTATGGCAAAGATTACGCAGAGTAAGCGCGGAATCTGGTGCGACTATCACAAAGTCAGATTCGGAGCTAATCATCCGCTAGGTCAAGAACAGGCGGTGTGGACTATTACGTCATTTGTCCACGGAAAAGTCATAGAGAGGCACTACTGTTTTGCTTGCGCCAAAGAAGCCCAAACGTGGCACGATGGCACAATTTGGAGCTTTAAGGAACAGCTTGATTACAAAGAAGGGAAACAACAGTTAGATGTTTAATTTAGAAAACTATGAAGATGTGGACACAAGAATCCACAAGTTTTATGAACAGAATCCAGACGGTGCAATTATCACCGAGTTAGTGAGTAATGATGAAGAAAAAGGGATTGTTGTATTCAAGGCATACGCTTACCGTACCTATCTTGATACTGCTCCTTCCTCTGTTGGTTATGCGCGTGGTGCTCGCAAAGACCGTGGCGTGGATCGTGATTTTTGGCTTGAGAATTGTGAGAGCTCTAGCATTGGTAGATGCTTGGCGAATCTCGGATTGTCTGCTAAAGGAAAGCGGCCAAGCTCTCTGGAAATGGCAAAGGTTAATGACGCTCAAGCAAGCCCTAAACCCATACGTGTACGCACCGAGGAACAAGCGGCTTTCCTAAAGCAAAACAATCCTGACAACGAGATTGTTTGGGATACCACAATAGAGCCACCGGCAGATGTTGTCAGCGCATTTGATAACGCTGTGGACTTAATTAAAACAGAACTCAAGGCCGAACCTGTGCCTACCTGTGCGCACGGTGTACGCACAATAAGAGAAGGCTCAGGGGCTAAGGGAGCCTACAAGGGTTACATGTGTCCATTACCGTACAAGCGCAAGTCTGAGCATTGTGCGCCTATCTGGATGGTCTTAGATCCTAGTGGACGCTGGAGCTTTAGGCCTGAAGATGAAGGGCGGATAACAGGATGAACTGCGGATTCTGTGCAGGATGCAAGCGCATGGCTTACTTCCCGGTAGATATGTATTGCTCAGCTTGTGAAACTCGATATGAGGATGAGAATGAGCCAGTCGAGAAAGCATAGAGGGTACGCAACTCAGCGCATAGTAGCTGAATACCTGCGCGAACACGGTTGGGAGCATGCGCTACCAGTAGGTGCAGGCCGTGATGGCTCTGACATTACTGGCATTAGTGGGCTTGACATAGAGATTAAAGCTCGCACTAAACTAGATCTTGCTGGACTTATGCGCCAGCTTCATGATCGCAAGACTAAAGGGATGGGCGTAGGTGTTCTGCGCCTAAACGGACAAGGTGAGAAGTCAGTAGATCAATTCGTTGCTGTGCTCACCTTGTCTGATTTAGTTTACTTGCTTAAAGCTAGTGGCTACTGAGCCCACACAAATCCACCGCTGCACTGGTTGTGGCTTGTGGATATACGGCAACAGAGAAAGGTGTGAATCATGCCAAGATTTGACTACGAATGCCGCCAATGCGACACAACGAGCGAAATCACGATACCGCTAGAAAAGGTGGACGATTACGCATTGGTTTGTGGTCAATGCAAAAGCGAGATGTTCAAAATCTATGTGGCTACACCGGCACATTTCAAGGGCAAAGGATGGGGTAAAGATTAAATGTCGACAATTCAAGCCTCTGACCTGCGGTTTTGTAATCCACTTGACAAGCATGTTATGCTCAGAACGCTTGCGCGCCTGAGGGGCAGCGCACTATGCGGTCGAGCATTAGGCCGCTCTATTGTCATTTTAACGCTGTTAATGACGTTTAGCTTGGCTGCAACAGAAAAAGCATATTCCCAAAAGCCACTTCACATTATGAATATCAAACTACACGCATATAACAAACTAAGCTGGGAACAGTTCCAATGCTATAACTGGCTTATACACCATGAGAGTAGATGGTCACATACTGCGCGTAATGGATCGCACTATGGTCTAGGTCAGATGCGTAGTGCGTGGTATGGGACACTTAGTCCAATGAAACAGATAGATGTGCATTTGAAATATATTGCACATAGATATGATGGCAAGCCATGTAAAGCGTTAGCACATTGGGAGCGTAAAGGATGGCACTAAGTAAAAAGCAGTATAGGTCTACTGCTCAATGGAAGAAGATAAGGATAAGGGTACTCAATCGTGATGCGTATACTTGTGCGTACTGTGGTGACGTTGCTACTGAAGTTGATCACGTATATCCCAAGAGCAAGGGCGGCGAAGATACGTTGGATAATCTGGTTGCTGCATGTAGAAGCTGTAATAGTCGCAAGAAGGATACGATAGACAGCGTTTTTTTAGGCTTAGCGTCTACCCCCCCTGCCTTTCCGTTCCAAATCTCCCCGATTCAGACAAGTCCGGACAAATCTAGACAAAACGGACAAACAAACGTAAAGATTCAAACCGATTCACCGTTTACCAGTCCAGAGCAGTCGGGGGCTAATTGACAATGGCTACTCGCAAGGGCAGCACAAAGCCACGTCTAAGTAATGCGCCAATCAAAGGCAAAAGCCGCATAAATGAGGTCTTAAAGTGGATGGAGGGGCTCAAAGATAACGGCGAGCCTATGAAGTTGCTGCCGTGGCAAGAACATGTGCTAACAGACATGCTCAAAGTGGACAAAGACAATAAATGGATTCGCAAAACTAATTTATTGCTGATTGCACGTCAAAACGGCAAAACGCACCTAGCTCGTATTCGGATCCTTGCCGGTTTGTTCCTTTTTGGCGAACGTAGTATCGTAGCCATGTCCTCGAATAGGGGAATGGCGTTAGATACCTTTCGCAAGGTGTGTGACGTTATCGAGGGCAACGAATCACTACTAACGCAAGTTAAGCAAATCCGCGTGGCCAATGGTCAGGAATCGATTGAGCTTTTATCGGGAGCAAGATACGAGATAGTCGCGGCTACAAGAGATGGAAGCCGTGGTAAGACCGCGGATTTGCTTTTCGTAGATGAGTTACGTGAAATTAGCGATGAGGCTTGGACTGCGGCAAAGCCAATCACGCGTGCAAAGCCTAATAGTCAGATATTTCTCACAAGTAACGCTGGCGATGCCTTTAGTCACGTACTTAACGACTTACGCACACGCGCTTTAAGTTACCCACCTAAGACTTTAGGCTACTGGGAGTATTCAGCCGATGACTTTAGCAAGATAACCGATAAGGAAGCGTGGTATCAAGCAAATCCAGCTTTGGGGTATTTGGTAGATGAAGAAACTATCGCTGAAGCTATTGCGACCTCAAGCGTAGAGGCCAGCAGAACAGAAACCTTGTGCCAATGGGTTAGTGCGCTGAAATCGCCGTGGCCTTATCGAGCATTTGAAGATTTGACGGTTCAAGATCTCAAACTAGAGCCCGGAAGGCTTACAGTCTTTGCTATGGACATTTCAGTAACCAAAAAGCAGGCTAGCCTAGTTGCAGGGCAACTTATGGACGATGGCAAGGTAGGCGTAGGCGTTGTGGCGCAGTTTGAGTCGCATGTGGCTATTGATGAATTAAAGATGGCGGCTGAAATCTCCAACTGGGCTAAACAATACAAACCCAGAACGATTTGCTTTGATAAATATACAACTATGAGCGTGGCAGAGCGTTTAGCGCAGACCGGGTACAAAATGCAGGACATGTCCGGGCAAGTGTTCTATCAAGCTTGTTCTGATTTGCTAGATGCGATAGTTAATAACCGTCTAACGCATAATGGTCAGCAATCGCTTGTAGATTCTATGAATAACTGCGCTGCTAAAGAAACTGATGCAGGCTGGCGCATTGTGCGCCGTAAATCGGCTGGCGATGTGTCTGCCGCTATCTGTTTAGCTATGGTGACACACCAATTATTCAAGCCACAATCAAAACCTGCGATTATGTCCTAATTGTCTTATTTGTGTGGTATCCTTTAGGGGATGGGTCTATTCTCGCGTAAGCCGGTCACAATCGAAGCGCAAGCCGCGCCTCAGTTGATGACTGATTCATTTAATTATTATCTGCCTACAGTTCTCACCGCTGTAGCACGCGATGAGGCTATGTCTGTGCCTTCAGTCGCTCGATGCCGCAATTTAATTGCTGGCACTATTGCAACCTTTCCTTTAGAGCTTTACAAAAAATCTACAGGCGAACAATTAGGCAAGCCACTATGGCTAGAGCAGCCTTCAATCAGTCAGCCACTTAGCACAACTATTGCGTGGACAGTAGATTCACTATTGTTCTATGGCGTTGCATATTGGCGCGTTACTGAAACTTATTTTGACGATGGACGCCCTGCACGTTTTGAATGGGTTGCGCCGGGTCGTGTTTCATACACAACCGATGGAAACACTAATTTCATTACACAATACACCGTAGATGGCACACCTGTTCCAATGTCAGGTTTAGGATCACTTGTAACATTCCAAGGTTTAGATGAAGGCGTATTACAACGCGGCGCACGTACTTTGCGCTCTGCTATTGATTTAGAAACTGCTATGCGAGTTGCATCAGCTACTCCAATGCCTTCAGGTGTTCTAAAAAATACTGGTGCAGACCTATCACAAGAAGAAGTGCAAGCAATTCTCGCTGCATGGAAGTCAGCGCGTGAACGCCGTAGCACAGCTTATTTAACTAGCACACTTGATTACCAGCCGACAGCATTCTCACCAAGAGACATGATGTTTGTAGATGCAGTGCAATCGACCTCTACACAAATCGCAAGAATGATGAATGTTCCTGCGTATTACATTTCCGCTGACATGAATAACAGCATGACTTATGCTAACGTTCAAGACGAACGCCGTCAGTTTGTTTCTCTTTCCCTCGCGCCATACGTTCACGCTATTCAAGATCGCTTGTCTATGGACGATATTACGGCCCGAGGGAACATAGTTAAGTTCAATGTCGAAGATGCTTTCCTAGCGGTCAATGCACTTGAGCGTCTAGCAGTCATTGAAAAGATGCTAACACTTGGTTTGATTTCCCTCGAAGATGCGATGGAAATGGAAAACCTATCACCGAACGGAAATAATGATGCACCTGACCTTCAGTAGCGATATTGAATGCTCAATCTCTGAGCGCACAATCTCGGGCAAGATTGTTCCATTTGGCGGCGAAGTCGGACAGACCTCAGCCGGTAAAGTCATATTTGAAAAAGGTTCAATTCAAATCCCGGACAGCCCAAAACCTAAATTGCTTTTGGAACATGATCCTAAAAAACCTATTGGTCGCATGGTTTCATACCGTGAAGATGAAGATGGTATTTACGCAACTTTTAAGATTTCTAACACCACACGTGGTAACGATGCATTAATCGAAGCATCAGAACAACTACGTAGCGGTTTGTCTGTAGGTGTTGAAGTTCTTGATGGTAAGCGCGATAAAGATGTTTACCGTGTGTTGTCTAGCCGTATGGCTGAAACAAGTCTTGTTCAAGCTGCTGCATTTAAGAGTGCTGAAGTCTTGAGCGTTGCAGCTTCAGAAGAAGAAGCGGCAGAAGAAAACCCAACCCAAAACGAAAGCGAGGCAGTCGTGGAGAATACTCCAGACACCGCAACCGTTGAGCAAGTGGTAGAAACCCCTGCGGTAGAAGCTGCTCGCCCAACTGTAAGCGCACCAATCTATGCAAAGCCACGCATCCAAGTAACACCAGCTCTCTACGTCGAGAACACCGTTCGTGCGGCTCTCGGATCTGAAGAAGCTCGTCAATGGATTGCTGCTGCATCAGATACAGACACAACCACAGACGTTCCCGGTCTTGTACCAACACGTCAGCTAACCGAAGTTATCAATCCTAAGTCCACAGGCGTTCGTCCAACTATTGAAGCAATCTCAGGTGGCGTTCTTCCAGATGCAGGAATGAAGTTCCAGATCCCACGCGTCAAGACTGCACCAACTGTTGCACAGGTAAACGAAGGTGGAGCATTCTCCGACACTCAGGTTGAAATTGAATACCTCGATGTAGATGTTAAGAAGTTTGCCGGAATGCAGAAGTTCTCTGTTGAGGTCTTGGATCGCACAAGCCCACAATTCTTCGCAGAATTGACAGCACTTATGCAGGATGCTTATGCAAAGGCAACTAACGCCTACGCGTTCGATACAATCGCATCAGTAGCAACTGTTGATGCAACAACAATCACCCTTCCTTGGGATGGCGCAGAGCTTAGCGGTTACGTTGCACGGGCAGCAGCCGACATCTATGCGAACACATTTGATTTCGCAACAGGTTTGATTGCATCACCAACACAATGGTCAAATCTCATTGGCTTGGTAGATTCCTCAAATCGTCCAATTCTCAATGCAATCCAGCCACAAAACGCAGGCGGTTCAGTCGGCGTAGGCGCAATTCGTGGAAACGTTCTCGGACTTGATCTATTCGTAGATTACACACAGTCTGGCGATGGCGATGCAACTCTCATGGTTGTATCACGCGATGCTTTCACATGGTACGAGTCACCACGTCTACAGCTCCGCGCTGAGACTGTCGGATCAGGTAAGGTTGAAATCGGACTTTACGGATACGGCGCGCTCGCAACTAAGAAGCCAAAGGGTGCATTCCGTTTCAACAAGGCGTAATTAGCCTAGTAGTAGAGTTACCCCGGCGCACAGCCCTTGCGCCGGGGCTAACATAAAGAGAGGATAGAGATGCCAGCCACATACGTCACCGAAGCCGAGCTACGCTCCGCGCTTG